CCTCTTGGAGAAGAGTGGTCTAGCGACAAATTGATGGCTTTGCGAGAAGTCGTTGATTTGGCAATCTCGCAAGCAGAAAAGGGGGCAAAGACATGACCTCCTACCAACTCAACACCGAAAAATCTGTTGCCGTTTCCAACTTTGAATTTTGGAACGTTGACATGAACGCATGCCCGCGTGGCGTCAAAGTCCAACTGCTGGGGGCAGGTGGGGTGGCCGCCTACGGCACTTATCACGGAGACACATTCTGGATTGGCTGGGCGCCACTACCACGCTTGAGAAAATGAGATCAGCTTACTTGACAACATCAGAAGTTGCCCAACGGGAGAACTTGACTACGTATCAAGTCGCCACGTTTTGCCGCATGGGGTTCATTTTCCCGATCATGAAGCACAACCGGTCCTGGTTGATAGGCCGCGAGTATGCCTTTGTCGCAAACATAGCTCTGCCACGGAGAAAACAAATATCTATTGGTCAGCTAGGGCGCCCCAAGGGGTCACGCAATGTCAGACCATACCCCAAGGGTGTGAAGCGTCCGCGACGCAAGAACATGGGTAATTTTTCACACAAGCCAGAGCGCGCAACAAGGGCTTAAAACACTGGATACATTTACAGCATGAAAACAAACCCACTCATCGGCGAATCAGACATAGAAACCGCTCAAAATGCAGCAGAAGCCCTTGGCGGGTTATATCAGTTGCTATCCACAAAACAAGAACACGCTGGGCTTTGCATGCTTATACGGCCTATCTTGCATGCTATTGAAGACATAGCAGAATCAGAAAAATAAAAGGGCCAATTGGCCCTTTATTCATTCTCCAGGCACGCAGATCAAACAGACACTTCAGATGAAGAATCCAAACAGTAGACAACCCCCGCAAAACCAAAGGTGTTGATTGAGACATGCGCCTCATTCTTGGCAATCTGCCCAGCGTCAATCATCGTATCGACCAGCGAATCAAAATGTCGCTTTTCCATGTGCATCTTTTTAAGCAGCATTGAGTGAGGAATGCCGCCCTCTTTCAGCACTTTTGCCCAATTTTTGTTTTTCTCCGTCCTGCCCATGGACTTTGCCCGCTTAAGGATATCCAGAACCCTGCGAACATTTTGTTGGTGCTCATTTTCCATTGCCTCATCGACCACAGATCTAACCATCGCCATGTCGTAATAGGACACGTACTGGTAAGCCCACTGAAAATCCTCCAGCGTCACATTGCGCGCGTGGACGTTCTTGGCCAGGGCAACAATCAGCGCCAGTCGCAGTGCTTTCTCCAGGGTCCGAACCAGCAGCATATCCATGCCGTCACCCTCTGCGTTGTCCTTGGCCTCCATCAACGCCGCGTCGTACTTGGTGTACTCAGACATGCAGGATTCATCAAGCGACATTTCTATCAAGTGTGGGGGCTGTTCTGACGACAACAGCCCAGCCAGGTCACCCTGCCCAGCACCAGTGACATGCACAGCCTTGCACCAGTCAATGATGCGCTCGGGTGGTGGTGTCCTGGGCACAAGCTGCGTCAACTGCCTGGGCTGTTTGGACTCCACCACAATACACCGTCCCAAGAAACCATCCTTCACGAGATCCCTGGTCAAGTTTTCATAGAACGTCCCCGGTGTGGTGGCGCCAAGCATCGTGATGCCGGGGTTATAGACAACCCTGTCGGTGTTACTGGCCTGCCCCTTGGAAAGCGTCATGCTTGAATAGACAGGCGGGTGCATCACGCCATCACATCGCCCAAAAGCCTCGACCAGCTTGTCAATGGCCGCTTCTGAGTTGGCCTGTCCATTCTTTCGAGATATCTTCAGCAGCTTGCCTATTTCGTCTATCGTCACGATATGAGCCGGTGCTTTGAGTAATGCCGAGTGGACAGCCCCGGCAGATGTGTAGCCAGACCCGGCATACAGATTGGCTAGGCCCGCTTCTACCAGGACTTTTTCTACGCAGGACTGCGGGTGCTCCTTCCCCTCCCCCGACTTTGCCACCAATACCAGGTACAGGCTTGAGTAGTTCCCCATAGTGGTCCGGTAGGTTCGGCCCATCACCACAGAACACAAACTGATGGCCGCTGCCACACTCAATTCTGGCTGACTCTTCGGTGCTGTGGCCGTGATCCATCTCGCAATATCACCCAAAATCCCCGGAGGATTTGACAAGAAGGCTGGCATGGCGGGCGCAGGCTCCAGGCTCGTCGTTGGTGGCAGCATGACAGGCTGCACAGGTGCTGCTGCCTGCTTAAGCCATGGCAGCACAATGGGCGCAGGTTTGGGCGCACCAATGGCCGTGCCGCCCACCGTCATAGTCACTTGCTCCACGACCAGGCCGGGTAAACACTCGCGCAACACATCGGCCGCTTTTCTGAACGGAAGCCCATTGGCATACATCACCAAATCCAAGGGGGTCATGCCGTACCCGCCGCCAAAATCCATGATCCCGTGGGGGTGGATACCAACATTCGGATTGGTTACGTTGCGCCAAGTGGCAATACACCGGTATCCCTCGCCGTGGGGTCTGGCACTCGGGATCAGCCTTGGCACCCACGCATCCAGGGTCCCCAAGGCCGTTCTGTTCAATTCGCTGAAATATTGAGCTTGGATCGATAAATCAGTGTCAATCTTGCCGTCATCGTCCCGATGGGCAAGGGCTTTGGTTTGGTGCTTGACATCATCCTGCGTCTGATAAGGTGCCAGCACGCGGGCCACTTGCTCCAGGAAATCATCGGGCAGCTTGGGCAATTCATTCGTAGACAGAATGGAGTCAAGCGTATCTTCTGTTATCCAGATGTAGCTACACCCGCTAGGGTGCACTGTTGGCGGTATCACCGTCTGCCGACCGTCTGACAAAATATCCAGCACCCGAGCGCCGTTGACATCAAACGAACATGACTTCTCGCCGTTGTACTGGTAAAACTTTGTCCATCCCTTCTGCCCTTTCTTCGCAATCGGTGTGTAGGGGATGATGGCCGATAGAGCGTCTTCGCCGTCTTTGCTCAGGTCATAGTCCTTGTCCACCCCGATCAGGTTAGACACCCTGCCCAGCACCACACCAATGCCCGACTCAGGGTATTGGCCCCAATGTTTCAGTTCAATCTCAGTGGGCAGGCGTGTTGCAAACCGGGTCCAGTCCGGCATGCCACGCCAGCCGTGTTCTTGTGACCAAACGCCGGGTTTCTTGGTGCCTGGAGCGATGGGCACAACACTGATACCGCGCTCGATGAACTTCCAGGCGTGTTGGGCGAATATGGATTCTTCTTTTGATGACATGCACTGCCTATTTATTGAAATTTCTTCTGGCAGCAAGTGCAACTATCACCCTGATCGCAATTTTGCGTACAAGCACCGTCCATGCTTGTGACCTCGAACACCATCCACATAAAGTAGGCCGCGCACACCACGCAGCAGATCAAAAGCAAAGCAATCATGCCAATTCCAATTTTTTTGGGTTGATGTATCTGACCTTCTTGTGCAGATGATTCGAGCGCACGATTTCCACACCCTTCTCAAGCTGCGATACGGAACATTGAGACAGTTGTTCGTCATGAACCTCAATTGCTAGGTTGACGGCCGCCATCTCAGCGCCGGTAAAAATGAACCGCCCACCACGATCAAGGCCGCGTCTTGACATACTCAACAGGCTGTCTTGCCCAGCGCGAATCTCGTCCTGCCAGTCTTGGCCTAGCCTTGTGGCGACCTGGGCCAGGGCTTCTGCCATGTTGAGTGCATGGATCAGCACTTCAATGTGCCCTCTGTCACCCATGCCATGCACGAGTTCGTCCATGGCCGCGTGCATCTTGGCCCTCAACTTCACATGCTCGCTTTGAACGTCGCGCAAAGGCTTCAAGCCATTCATTACCCAAGAAACAGGATCGGCCAGCACAGCGCGTGGGCGATACTTTGATTTTTTACGCATGCGCACCACCGTTTATGTAATCAAGCGCCTCTTCATGGCCGCTTAACACCATGTCTGGACGCACAATCTCCAGGGGCAAGCCAGCCAAGATGGCTACCAAACGGGCATGCTTTTGTGGGATGCGTCGCGTCCACCCCGTAACAGACTGGACACTGACACCCAGCGCGTTCGCAATAACACCATGGCCGCCAGCCATGGCGATCACACCATTGACCGTAAACCCCAGCGGTGCATCACCTTTTTTGCTCTTAGGCGTATTCATTCGTAAAACGTGACAAAGTTGAGTAAAACTCAATCTTAACGGAAATCAACCTTGTTGCAAGCGTTGACTCCTAATTGATACATTGAAATCCCTTGATACCGTCCTACCATGACTGAAACAACCGAACGACCGACCGACCGGAGGAACTATGAAGACGCAACTTGCACAGCGGCTAAAGGCCGCACGAATGGCCATCAGCCCTGACATTACTCAGCGCGATCTTGCAAAACGAATGGGGCTCTCCCCCTCTGCTGTAAACCTGTGGGAGGCAGGAAAAACAGAGCCCGGAGTGACGCAAATTGCAGAACTCTCCCGCTGGTATCAAGTCAGCACAGACTGGCTCCTGGGTGTTGATGACTCAGACAGTGCAACAAGCACAAAAAAGACCAAGCCAGCAATTCACACTGTACCCGTGGTTGACCCTGCATCCCTTGTCAGATGGGCATGGGATGCTATCAATAGCACACTACAAACATCCAAGTCGTACCCACCAGGCACCGCCGCCGCGATACTTGTCAACACAGACGCATTGGCCAGCATTTGCCCACCCGGATCTTTTGCAACCATCGCAAAAGCACAAGAAATAAAGTCAGGAGCCGTGGTGCTTGCCATGGCAGCTAAAAACAGCGAACCCGTGCTGCGTAAGTACGTCAAAGAAGGCGGCACAGAGTTGTTTGTCGCCGACGATATGCGATACCCATCCTACCGACTGGATGAGGGGGCCAAAATCATCGGCCGGGTGATGGAAGTCACCATTAGAAAAATTCTGAACTGATTTTTGGCGACTCGTTGCAGTTATGCAATAGTCGCTTAATTTTATTTTTTTGATTGAGTTTTGCTCATCTTTCTATATACTCGCTCCTTGTGTTGAGTTTTACTCAATACAAACGCCAAAAAAACCGAAGGACCGAGCCTATGAAACTGATTCATTTATTTCTTCAACCGTGGAAGCTTCCACCACCCGACAAGGTGCGTGGCAGGCTTCTCCACGAAGCACGTTTAGAACTCATGGCGGCCCAAGGGGCTGCCGAAGACCATGCCGTAAAGGTGGCCCAGTTCAGCGCACACGCTGACATGCTGCGCGACCGCATTCACCGTTTGGAGTCCATCAATGTCTGAATCCGTTGAACAACTGGCCATTGACTGGCTACGCGCCAAAGGCGAAGAAGCTGCTGCCAACAAACGCCGCGTAGAGATTGAATCTCAACTTGTCGAACTGATCGGCAAGAAGGACGAAGGCAGCAAGACCCAAGAAGTGGGCAACTTCAAGATCACCACCACGGGCAAGGTCACACGCAAGATGGAGTGGGACAAGTGGGAACTGGTCAAAGAGCAGATCCCCGCCAACCTCCACCCCATCAAGACCAAGGAAGAACTGGACGAGAAGGGCGTGAAGTGGCTCAAGGAAAACCAGCCAGAGTTTTACAACCTTCTCCCCATCACCGTAACCCCGGTCAAAACGGCCATCGACATCAAGGTAATTGCAATATGAACGGACGAAAAGCAAAAGCCCTGCGCAAAGCATTGGGCTTTCACCCTAGCGCGGAGCGCGAGTACAGCGTTCAAAAAACACCGCTGTGGAATTTTTTCACCGGGCACGTCACAGCCACTGGCAAGCGCGCCCAGTATCAGCAGATCAAGCGGCAGCCCGCCCTGATCAACGCTGTCCTGTCTGCTGCCAAGAAGGCGGTGCTGGCATGAGCAAGGCATCTATCACCATTGAGGACTCCCCAGACGGGACCATCCAGGTGTCCGCAGACTTTGGCGACGAGATCAACCAAGACAGCCAGGCCCACGCCATGGTGGGTGTGTTGCTTGAGTCAGTGCTCAAGAACGCCAAGCGGTACACCACTGTGGAAGACACGGCCCCTGAAATGAATGTGGAGCCTTCACGAATCATCACACCGGAGAATGCAAGTGGCCTTTGACCTTTCCTCCATCACCCGTGGCAAGCGCCTGCGCGCCCCCAAGATCGTGGTCTACGGCCCCCCCAAGGTGGGAAAGTCAACCTTCGCGGCAACGTCACCCAATGCCATCGGCATTGTCATAGAAGAAGGCATCGACAATATTGATGTGCCAGCCTTCCCAAAGGCTGAAACCTTTGCAGATGTGATGCAAGCCATCGCCACGCTATACACCGAAACCCACGAATACCAGACGGTCTTTGTGGACTCACTGGATTGGCTGGAGCCATTGATTCTGGCCAAGGTTTGTGCCGACAACAATGTGGACAACATTGAAAAAATTGGCTTTGGCAAAGGCTACATCTTTGCTGATGATCTTTGGAAACAGTTTTTTACCGGATTGGATGCGCTGCGCAATGAAAAGGGTATGACCGTGATTTGCATCGCACATGAGCAGGTCACCAAGGTCAAAAATCCAAGCCTTTCGGATGACTACGATGCATTCAGCTTAAAGCTCAACAAGCGCGCAACAGCCATTGCATCCGAATGGGCCGACATCATTGGGTTTTGCAATTACGAGGTCTTCACCAGACAGGTAGACCCAGCCAACAAGCTGAACAAAGATGTGAAAGCTACAACCACTGGTGTACGAAAACTGCATCTGAACCCGCACCCCGCATACGTGGCAGGCAACCGATACGGTGTACCGGATTGCCCGCTGTCATGGGCTGCATTCGCACAGGCACTGGCCGCTGCCATGACGGCGCCTTCTGCTGCCTGACGCATTGAGTATTTCTCAACCTACCAACTGAACTTTAACGAAAGAGGTAAATAACATGGCCAGCCTGAACGGATTTGACGCGAGCACCATCCCCGAACAACGCGAATTCACCGCCCTCCCCGAGGGGCAGTACGTGGTTGTCGCAACGGCATCAGAAATGAAGCCGACAAAAAACGGCAACGGGGAATATCTCCAGATCACCTTTGAAGTGATCGACGGACCGCGCAAAGGCGCGAAGCTGTGGGCACGCCTGAATCTGGTCAACCAGAACCAGACAGCCGTGGATATTGCCCGAGTGGAACTGGGCGCCATCTGCCGCGCCGTGGGTGTCATCAAACCCAACGATTCATCTGAACTGCACAACAAACCATTGTTGGTAACGGTGGCCGTCGAGATTGACGACCGCAAGCGCGAAGGCAACGTGATCAAGAAGTACGAGAGCGCCACGGTGCAGGGCCAGGTGGCCGCGCCCGGTGGTTTTGCGCAAAACGCGCCCAACTTCACCCCGCCACCCGCTGCCAACGCAGCGCCGTGGAGCGCACCTGTTGCTGCCACACCGGCGCCTTGGGCTAAGTGAAAAACGGGGGAAAGCGGATGCTGTTGGATAACGCCGCTCACCGTGGTTAGCTCCACGGCAGAGAAGCCCCAACAGACGCAGCGAGTAGCCCACCCTATCAACTTTTTTTCTATGAGACACCAAATGAATATTGACAATCTGACTTTTGGCGAATTGAAACAAATCGCCGCACTTTTTAACAACGCAACGTCCATTGCTGCAATCAATCCTGTGGTAGGCCAATACTGCATCGCACGATGCTATTCGGCTGGCGTGCATGCAGGCGTGGTTGTCAGCGTGGATGGCGAAAACGCTGTACTTAAAGACTCCCGCCGTTTGTGGTCATGGCAAGCAAAAGACGGTATTGCCCTCTCTGGCGTAGCGCAGCACGGCATCAAAGAAAAAGGCTGCAAGGTGGATGTTGTCAATCCACTTTTGTATCTGACAGGCGTATGTGAATTGATCCCTGTTGCAGATGGTGTGCAGGAGTGCATCAATGCCTACAAATAAGACATTCAAAAAAGGCTACGGCTCCGGCTCCGGCTCCGGCTCCGGCTCCAGCTACGGCTCCGGCTCCAGCTACGGCGACGGCTCCGGCGACGGCGACGGCTCCGGCTCCGGCTCCGGCTACGGCTACGGCGACGGCTACGGCTCCGGCTCCGGCTACGGCGACGGCGACGGCGACGGCTCCGGCTCCGGCTCCGGCGACGGCGACGGCGACGGCGACGGCTCCGGCTCAGATTGACCCCATTCCCCTCCACGAAAGGAAACCAAGTGTCTAAAAAGACTTTCAACCAAACCATTGAGCAATTGCGATACGGCACTTTGCACGATGACTTGACAGCAGAACTGAACAAGCTGACCGAGGCAGTCACCCGTACCAACAAAGTCGGAACACTCACGCTTTCTATCAAGCTCAAGCCCACCAACAACAGTGGGCAGATTGAAGTGATTGACGACATCAAGCTGGCCTTGCCCAAGGACACCAAAGGCACATCCATCATGTTCGCCACGCCAGAAAACAACCTCATTCGTGAAGACCCGCGCCAACTCCAGATTGAAGGTCTGCGCACGGTGGACAAGGAAACAGGCGAACTCCGCAAGGTCGGTTAATTCAGCAAGGAACCAAAATGACAACAGAAGCACAACAAATTTCAGCCATCACAGCCGCCGCTTTTGACATCAAGACGGTAGGTCAGACTCCCCTGGTGGTCTTGCCAGAAGGCTACCATGTCCATGATCTGGACCACCTGCTGCCCACGCCTGACCGCAAGCACGGCGAAGTGGTGCTCAACGACGCGGCCAGTTTCATTGCCTATGTGGATGGTGAACATACAGACGCGACACGCCTCTATGGCAACTTGAACCCACCACGTTTTAAGGCGGTGATCAACGATCATGGAGAACAACCAGGCTGGCGTGATTACGTAGTCAAGTACGCGTGCCCGCTGTCTGTTGAGTGGAAAACGTGGACTGCATCCAGTGGCAAGCAGATGACGCAGGAAGGCTTCGCCCAGTTCATAGAGGACAACCTTCCAGACATCGCAACCCCACCCGCCGCTGACATGCTGGAAATCTCCCGCAGCCTGGAAGCCAAGAAGAAGGTGAACTTTGCCAGCGGCATCCGTCTGTCCAATGGCCAGAATGAACTGGTCTACGAAGAACAGATCAGCGGCACCGCTTCCAAGGGCAAGCTGAACGTCCCCGAGGAATTCACCATCGGCATCCCCGTCCTTGAAGGCGGTGAACGCTACGCAGTGACGGCCCGTTTGCGCTACCGCATTGGCGACGGCGGCAAGCTGTCCATGTGGTACGAACTGGTGCGCCCCCACAAGATTGTCGAGGACGCAGCCAGCGCAGTTTGGAAACACATCGAAGAAAGCACGGGCTTTCGCATCTTCAACGCGTCCATCTAAATCACCATGGAAACCAAACCAAAAACACCCGCTGTAGCCGCATTCAACCCAAACGAAGTGGCCATTACCTACACGCTCAACATCAACCAAGTCAACGTGATCCTGTCAGGCATGGGCAAGCTTCCGCGAGAAGCTACCGATGGCTTCTTTGAGCACTTCCGGGGTCATGCACTGACAACCATGCAGGCAGCCGAAGCAGAGCATGCCAAGGCTGCTGCACCTGAACCCAAAGGCCCAACCATGGCCGATGTAAACAAGGCCACCGACAAGGCTGCTGCCGCAGTCACTAAGGTCAACACCACACGGAAAGGCACCAAATGAGCGCACGCATTTACCTTGTGACCGATACGGCGACTGACAAAGAACGCCTGATCCGTGCTGGTAACCAAGCCCAGGCGATTGGGTTCGCAGCCCGCACACGCTTTGCTGCGACCGTGGCCAAGCAAGACGATCTGGTCAACCTGGTGGCCGCTGGTGTGGTGGTTGAGGAAGCGGGGAAGGAGGCCAAGGAATGATGGCCTACATCGGCGTGAAGATGGTTAATGCCATCCCTCGCACACGCGGCCAGTACAACAAGTTCCACGGCTGGACTGTGCCCGGTGACGAGAACCCCGACGACGAAGGCTTCATTGTCGAGTATCTGGACGGCGGACAAGCCAACACCAAGGAATTCGAGGGATACGTGTCTTGGTCACCCAAGGAAGTGTTCGAGCGCGCCTACCGGCCTGTCACCGGCATGACGTTCGGGCTGGCGCTGGAAGCTCTGAAGAAAGAACACTTCGTCCAGCGCGCAGGCTGGAATGGCAAAGGCCTGAAGCTGGCGCTTGTTGGCAAGGGCGGGTGTTATGAGCATGGCTTTAGCGAGGTCAGCAATCTGCCATACATCGTCATGATGTACCCGCAAGACGCTTCCAAAACCCCCGGAGCCGTAGTGCCATGGATCGCAAGCCAGACCGACATGCTGGCAGATGACTGGACCATTGTTTCCTAACTAGGTGCTGGCGGGTAAGCCGCCATAAGGAGAAATTCATGGACTACCAAAAAACTGTTGCCGACATGCTGACCCATGCGGTCAAAGCGCACCAAGGCAGCAGAGAAAAAACCGCCTTAGAAATGGGCTTGGTTGTGCAGGCTTTGGGCGAAGGAATTGCAACAATCGCCACCGGATTGCCTGTTGAGCACATACCCCTTTTCATAAAGGAAGTCGCTTACTCAATTGCAACGGTGTCAGGCGAACTACTTTCAGAAGAAAGCGGTGTGTTTGGTGCAGAAACCTTCCTGCGTGATCACTTCAAACCTGGTGTGTTCAATGACTGACATCAGCACATTCACAGATCCCATCGTGGCTGCCATTTATGAGCAGTACGAGAAGCGCGGAAATGCCGAACTGTCACGTACCTACCTGGGAGCGTCGATCATTGGCAAGGAATGCAGTCGGGCACTTTGGTATGACTTCCGCTGGGCCACCAAACATACATTCAGCGGCCGCATGTACCGCCTGTTCCAGGCTGGTCACTTAGCTGAATCCAGGTTTGTGAACGACCTTAGAAGCATCGGGGCAACCGTCCATGACATCAACCCCGCTACAGGCAAGCAATTTAGCTTTTCTGATCTGAGTGGGCACATGCGTGGAAACATGGATGCCTGCATCCAAGGTACGCCAGGCGCTGGGCGAAAGTGGATGGTCGGAGAGTTCAAGACGCATAGTGCCAAGTCATTTGCCAAACTCAAAAAGGAAGGCGTGAAGAAGTCAAATCCAACACATTGGATTCAAATGAACACATATATGGGCTGGGCCGCTTTGGACCGCGCTCTATATCTCGCAGTCGATAAGGACACGGATGAGCTTTACAGCGAGCGCGTTGAGTTTGACAAAGTTGTTTTTGAGAAAACCATTGCCAAAGCAGAAGCAATCATCTTCTCCCCCACCCCGCCCGCCAAACTCAGCGAAGACCCGAAGTTCTACCTGTGCAACTGGTGTGACCATAACGCTGTTTGCCATGGCAACCGCGTGCCCCAGGTGTCGTGCAGGACGTGCGTGCATTCCACGCCCGAGCGCCAAGGTGATGGCCGGTGGTCATGCGCAAAAGCAGGGCCAGATTCCAGCATCCCAGCAGACTTCCAACGCACCGGGTGTGGTCAACACTTGCCCCTGCCATTCCTGCTGACCTATGCGGAAACCATGGACGCAGGCGACGGGTGGATCGAGTTCAAGCGACGGGATAACGGGCTTGAATTTGTGGTGGCAGCCCAGGGCGTGACTCACCCCTACCCGCACATCCCAATCTATTCCACCCAGGAGGTATCAGCCGTTGCCGATCACCGCGCTATTGCTGACCATGAGATTGAGAAAATCAGAACGTCAGTGCCTGGATCAAGTTTTACTGGATAAGTGGGTATGCCCAAAACACCACCCCCAGAACACCTGCGCAGTACGCAATGCGACGGCAAACACCGATTCGACTCCATGCCATTGGCCAAGAAAGTCGCATCCAAGCAGAACCAACGCAAAGACACCCAAATCAGCGCCTACCGATGCGGATTCTGCAACGGGTGGCACGTAGGTCAACACATCAAGAAAAGTAGGAATAAGAAATGAAGAACCCCGCCCAATGGCCAGACGGCACACCGCGCAGCCAGCGCAACGCATTCGACTGGAAGAACTACGAGCCTATGTGCAAGTGGTCAGACCCCAACAAATCGCATTCAAAACTTGCGCCGATGCCCACCAGTTTTTCTATCAGCAAGACCCCCAAGGCTGATGCAGTTAAGACAGCGAAGATCTTGCGGGGTGGGATATGAAATTTGGCTCCAAACAAGCCATGTTTAGTAGCGCAACAGACCTTTGGTCTACGCCCCAAGAGTTCTTTGAAAAACTGAATGCAAAGTTCAAATTTCAAACAGACGTTTGCGCATTGCCAGACAACACGAAATGCTCAAAGTATTTCACTCCAGAAATTGACGGCCTATCACAGGATTGGGAGGGGATATGTTGGATGAACCCGCCTTATGGCCGGGGGATTGGCGAGTGGGTACGCAAAGCATATGAGTCTGCGCGAGAAAACGGCGCAACAATTGTTTGCCTGTTGCCAGCGCGGTGCGATACACGTTGGTGGCACGACTACTGCATGAAGGGCGAAATAACGTATATCAAAGGTAGGCTCAAATTTGGTGACGCAAAAGATAGCGCGCCTTTTCCAAGCGCAATAGTTGTATTCAGGCCCACAGTTGCGGAGGCTCTTGAATCATGAACCAATCCCGCCTTGGCTCATTCATCGAAGCCACCATCAACACCGGAATCGGTTTTGTGATGTCGATCCTCTTGAGCATGATTGTCTATCCCATGTTCGGCCACGCCTTCACGCTGGCGCAAAACGTCGGTATAACCGCTATTTTTACCATAGCATCAATCGCACGTAGTTATTGCGTTAGACGCTGGTTTAACGCGCAAATCCATGGTGCTGCACAGCGGCTGGTGGGGGTGGTGTGATGGTGGAATTAAGACCCTACCAAACCGAAGCCGTTCAGGCCATCTACGACTATTACAGCAACGGCAACACCGGAAACTGCTTGGTGGTCTTGCCTACCGGCGCAGGCAAGAGCCTGACGCTTGCCGCCTTCGTCAAAGGCGCCATCGAGGCCTATCCCACCACTCGAATCATTGTCCTAACCCACGTCAAGGAACTGATCGAGCAGGACGCCCAGGCCATCATCCGATACTGGCCTGACGCCCCTATCGGGATCTGGTCTGCTGGCGTTGGTCAAAAGAC